AAGGCCTCCGTGACAAGGCGCTCGAACGTTGGGGACACGCGCTGCGCGGCTTCATCGAGGAACGGCCGCGGCTCGGTGCCTGGGTGGAACACGCCCTTCGAGAATCGGATGGCGCCGCCGGCTTCGAAGCGCAGCCACGTCTTGCGGCGGGGCAAGATCAGATGCGGGGCGGTGCCATTGTGAACGAAGGATGCGTACGGCGCGGTGGCCTCGACGCGTCCGAATGGGCCGCCGCCGGCGCCGGCGACGCCGCCAAAGCCAAGGCTGACGAGGCCATGAATCGACTGTCGGAGCGTGCCGGAGCGGGAGACGTAGAGCGTGGAGAGGCGGGCGTAGCTGACCGCCAGCTCGACGGTGCGCTCGAGCGCGATGCGGATGAGCCGGTCGAATTGAGCGCGCGCGCTCATCGACTGCCGCACGAGCGCTTCGCCGTTCAGCGTAACGCTCGCGATCATGGTCATGGCGTGTTCCTTCGACCGGTACCGACGACGTGAATCATGTATCGGAACGGCTTATCGACGTTGTCGAAGATGCGCTTGCAGATGAGGCCGCCTGGCGGCATGCCTGGGCCCTTCACCAAGTACGTGATGGTCGGCGTGGCGGTGGCGGGAGCGGACAGCACGAGGTCTGCGGGGCTGTGCCCGCCGCCTGCGAATTCGGGGGTGACCGGGCCGATCTCCAGCTCGATGGTGCTCGCCTCCGAAAGGCCAGCGATGACGTCGCGCGAGCGAACGTTGCGCACCTTCGGCGGTTGGCCGCCCACGAGCAGCTCCACTTCGGTGCGCGTCTCCTGCGCGCCGGGCATGCCCGGACGAACGCCGGTGGATGTCGTGGTGACGACCCAGACGCGATAGCGACGAAGACCAAATTCGCCCGGGATGGCCCGGATGTCGTCGACGTCGGGGAGAAGGTCGTCGCGCTCGGTCATGACCACCCCGACTAGTAAAGGGAGATGGCGCCGCCGCCGCCGCGACGGTTCAGACGCTCGACGCCCAACACCGCGGCCAGCTCGTCACGCCAGTACTCGCGCAGCTCCATCAACGTGGTCATCGAGTCCTTGCCCTGGCTGCCCAGCGTGGAGCCGCCGCCAAAGAACTCGATCTCGTCCACCTTCTTGATGCCCGCTCGCCCAGCCGCCTTCGTGATGGCGCCCGGTTTGCCGTTCATTCCGCCCGGTCCAAGGCGCACCAGCTCCTGGAGGATGCTGCGGACCAAGCTCTCGCCACCTTCGACGGTGACGGGATACGTCCCGGTGTGCGGCAGCGTGAGCAGCAACGTCGCCGAAGAACCGACCAGGTTTTGGATGGTCGCTCTTTCTTGGCGCGTATCGACGTCGACGATGACCACGTCGCCCGAATGAAAGCCGGTGGGGTCGGCGAGAACGAGCGACTGGCCCGTGGGTTCCGACGACGCGGTGACCGGCGTGGTGGACGTGGTCTTCGCGCCGGCTCGGATGTACTGCTGAATGACGCTGTCGAAGATCGCGACAACGTGGAGGTACGGCTCGGCGGAGTACGCCATGGCGTTGTATCCCAGCTCGACGCGGATTCGCATCAGCTCCGATTCAAGTAGCGCCATGGCGTCCTCCTGTTTGCCGGTCGATTAGAACGAAGGACGGCGGTAGTAGTAGCCGTACTTCGACACCTCATCGACGCCCGCGCCGCCACCGACACCGACGCCGGTGGTCCAGACGAAGCGGGCTTGCTTGAAGCCGTACACCGCGGTCGGTGCGGGGATCACGCGCGTGACGGCCGTGTCCGCACCGGCGGTGCCGGTAGCGAGAGCAACGCCCGCCGGGTTTTGCGGCTCGTTGGCGACGTCGACCCAGTTTCCTGCGTGGTCGAGCACCTGCCACTTGCCGGTGATCGTCAGCGTGTTGGTGTCGGCGAGAACCGTGCACCACACGCCGAGCGTTCCGTCGGCAACGTCGTTCATAATGACGGCCTTGCCGTTGACGGTCTGCGGCGCAGCGCCAGTGAAGCCCGCAGCCGTGGTCGATCCAAACACGTTGCGTGCAAAAAGAATCTCGGGAACAGACATAGTCTCTCTCCTTTGGGTGGTTCGATGTTGGGGTGGAGAGGCCTAGGCCTAGTTGGTGAGGATCAACCGGCAGAAGCGGTTGTCCAGGTTCTGGAACGCGGCGTACATGATCCAGAGGACCAGCGCCCATTCACCGAAGTTGTCAGCCGTGCTCGTCGCGGTGCGCGGCATCTCGCCGAGCGCGCTGCCGATGACACCCGGCGCGAACGCGTGCGACTTGTACACCGTGCCGCTGCCGCCGTTCGTGGTGCGCGGGAGCGTGGTGGACTTGAAGATGTGCATGCGTCCGGCCGACTTGTAGTAGCTCGGCGCGAGCAGCGGGTTCACCGGGCGGTGGAATTCGGCGTAGCGAGCGAATTGCGGGTCATCCTTCAGCTGCTCGATGCCGATCGGCGGAATGACGACGGCGCGATAGCCGTCCGCAAACGTGCCAATGTTGGCGTCGTCCATCGACGTCTCGATACGCGAGAGGAGCTTCATGCTCCAAGGCCCGTCGCCGCCCGCGTCCGAGAAGTCGGACGCCGCAGCGTAGCCGCCCGCGTAGAGCGTGGTCGCCGCCTGGTCGAGCAGCGACGCGATGAAGGCCTCGATCGTCTTGTCGAAGTCGCGCTGAAGGTGCAGGCCGACCGCGCTCGCGAGCGAGTGGACGCTACGGCCGGCATCGAACCGATCGACACCATACGGCGCGATGCGGCTGTTGTCCTGGTCGTACGGACCACCGAAGCGCTTGAGCGTGACGGAGACCTGCTCGGACTCGATGTTGATGGGCGTGGTGGAGATCGTGGCGCCCATTGCAATCTCGCGCGATTGCTGCGTGTAGGTCGTGTCCTTGAACTTCGGGCGGTTCAAGCGGACCGTGTGGCCCGGGACGTTGCCCAGCTCGGTCACGACGGTGATGGCCGAGGAGTAGATCGGGTCCTCGAAGATGGCGCGGCCGTCGGACGGCTGCGCGTAGGGCGCGCCTTGCTCGCCGATGGAGCCACGGAAGGAGATGCCGGACGCCATCGTGAGCGCGGCGGCGAGAGCCATCTTCCAAAGCGTGGCGTAGATGTATTGCGGCTCGGGCTGCGTGAGCAGCTTGGCCGCGGTGATGTCGAAGAATTCGGCGCCGAGGGTTGCGCGGTTTACGAGGGGCATTGATCACTCCAATGGTGTTGCGGCCCGTCCGTCGGCGCCGCGTTTGGTTACTTGTTTTTGGCCTGTTGCGCCTCCACGATCTCCTGTTGGTGAGCGAGCAGGTATTGACCGGCGACCATTGGATTCTTGGTCTTGAGGTCTTGCCAGATCGCCAGGTGATCGGGTGGTGAGCCGGTCGCGCTCGGGGGTCCGCCTGGGGTTCCCGTGGTGCTTGCCGGCGGTGCCGCCGGCGGTCGTCCCTGGGCAGGCGCGCCCGCGGGCTGCCCGGGTTGCCCTTGGCCCTGTTGGCCTTGAGCAGGAGCCCCCGCCGCCGGCGTCGTGGTCGCACCCATCGTGCGAGCCAGGTCGACGGCTTCGAGGACCTTGAGCGGGTCCGGCTTGTCGCCGAACATGGCCTTGATCTTTTCCTGGGCCGCAGCCGGGAGCGTTCCCAGCTCGGCCTCTGCACGTTTCTCCAGCGCCGCGCGATACTGGTCACGCTCCGCGACCGCTGGCTCCAGTGCCTTGATGCGCTCGTCCCGGCGTTCCAGCTCGGTCTTCTGCGCGTCTGCCGCCTTCTTCCCCTCTTCAAGGAGCTTCTTGGCTTGCTCGGGGTCCGTCACGCCCAGCGTCTGAAGCAGCTCGCGTTGAGCCGATTCCTTCGCCTGCTTGATGCGGCCGGGAAGCCATGCGGGGTCACTATCGAAACGTCCGTGCTCCGTCCGCGGTTGCGGCGGTGCAGGTGCCCCGCTCGGTTCCCCGCCACCATTGGGCGGTGGAGGAGCGTTCGCGGGGGGCGTGGGAGATCCGCCTCCGCCGCCGCCGTCGCCAGGGAGACCCTGGGTGTTGCAGACGAGGAGGGAAAGGCCGGTGAAAAAGAACGGGGAGAGACGTCGGAACATGGGGCTCCTGATTCACGGGTTGCACGACCCGGGGCGGTATTGGGTTGGAGCTTCGAGAAGCGGTGGTGGGCCCGTTGGGGACAGCACGCCGCGCGCGGGCCCTACGCGCGGCGCCCCATGAAGTCAGTGCTTGTAGAGAACGAACAGCGTGATCGGCTCGCTGAACGTGTCATTGAGCGCTCCGTCCGCGTGCTCCGTGGACAGGTCGGGCTGGAGCAGCTCGCCGAGGAGCGCGTCGGTGGAGACGCCGGTGGGGTTCGCGGCAGCGGTGCGCCACCCGATGACGGTGCCGTCCGACTTCTTGCCGGGCGATGCCATGCAGGTCTGGAGCAGCGTGACGGTGCGGCCGTCGCGACGGCTGGCGGCGATGGCGGCGCCGACCGCGGCGGCAGACGAGTTGTCAGCGGACGCGTAGGTGCCGGCAACGGCGCCGATCGAGACGAAGCAGCCGAGGACCTGCTTGCCATCGGAGGCCTTGGTGAAGCCGTTCGGCGTGGTGTGTCCGTGAATCTGATAGGAGGAGAGCGCTACGGCGGCCATGGTGGCACCTGTTCTTTCGGTTGGTCAGACGGTTGGTGTTGACGGGAGGCGATCAGTAGTCGTTACGGTGCAGCATGAGCCGCACGTCCACGGCGGCGCCCAGGGTGGTGCCAGCTCCGGCGACGGCGACCACGCGCACGTTGCTGCCGGGATGACCGGCGACGACGGTGTTGGCGGCGAGCGCCGGGGCGGCGCCGGATGTGACGTCGTCCGCCGACGTGCCCACCACGACCGCCGTGGCGGCGGCGGGCGGCATCGAGGCCGCGGAGTACTTCACCGCGGCGGCGCCGGCAGCGAGCTGGGGAAAGTGAATCCAATCGACCCAGAGATTCGTGTCGACGAGGCGCTGAAGGTAGATGTCGAGCGTTCCGCCGGTGGCGCCGACGAGCGACGCGACCACGACGACGTCGTCATACGATTCGATGTTGCCGACCTGCTTGCCGATGACCGCACGACCCGCCGCCGCTGGCGACGTGCCGGTGATGGCGATGGTTTCCTGGCGACCGCTCACTTGCTACCCCGCTTCTTCTCGCGCTTCGTGGATGACGCGCTGGTAATAAACACGTCGGCGATGTCGCCGTCGTGGCCGTTGCCGGGCGGGTCCGACGGGTGCATCGACAGCTCGAGCGCTTCGTGCATCTTCGCGGCGGCCTCCGCATCGGGCTTGAAGTCTTCGCGCAAGACGACGGCCGCATCCGTCGGCACGATGGGCGTCTCGACGGCCTGCACGGCCTGCTCGATGTCGGCCGCGACGTTCTCCGGCGTGGGTGGTGGTGGCGATTGCGTGTCGACGCCACCCGGCTGCGTTTCGGCCTCGAGCGGCACCGCGCGGCGGCTCGCCATGGCGCTCTCGTAGTCCTCTTCGCGGAGGCCGGCCGTCACCCAGCACGACTTGCACGGGTGATTGAACGCTGGGCATTCGATGCACTGGACGGGTGGACGTTCGCCGCGCGACCAGCGGGCCGCCAGCTCCGCCGGGTCGTAGGACGCCCAGAGCCGCATCCCTGCGTCGATCTCGAGCAGCGCCTCGAGGACCACCATCTCGGCGGCAGCGGTGCGCGCCTCCGTTTCGGCGTCGACGACGTGCTGGAACGAACCGCCGCCGCACGCGGCGCACGTGGTGGCGTCGTCGGCGTTGTCGATGTTGCATTCAAGGCAAGGCTTCATGGTCTACTCCGCGGCCGCCGGGTCTTCGGATCGGCTGAATTGGGGTGGGCTGTCGAACGCGTCGGCCGCGTCGACCATGGCTTGTAGCTTCCGCTCTTCGCGTTGCAGATCGGCGAGCCGCTGCAGCTCGGTGCGAATGGCCGCCAGGCGCTCGCGCGCCGATGCGACGATGTCCGTTGGGGAGGGAAGTGCCACGACCCGGCCGCCACCGCGTGCTACGGGACTTTTGCCCGCGTCGGTGGCGGCCAGATCAGCGGCTGGCTGCTGTTGGGCAATCCTGGCCGGTGGCGGTGGTCCGTCCTTCGGGACCACGCCGAGCACGGCGTTGCACTTTGGGCATTGCTGCACGATTCGACCGGAGGCCTCGATGTCGAGCACCGGTTGACATTCCCCTTCGCAGACCTGGCAATACATCGGTCACCCCTTCTTGTCGCCCTTCGCGCCGTTGCCGCTGCCCGCCTTCGGTGGTGGCTTCGGTCCTGGCGGTGCCACCGCGCCGGCGATGGAGGCCTGGACCTTCATCTGCTCGACGGCCTCCTGCTGCTTCCTCGCCTTTTCCTCCTCGATCTTCGCGATCAGCTCCTCCGCGGAGCCGAACGAGAACACCGAGCGCAGCTTTTCGACGATGACATCGAGCGGCATCAGGCCCGCGCTGTACGCGGCGACGCACATGGAGATGAGGAAGTTTTCCTCTTCCGCGCTGGCCTGGAAGTACGCACCCCATTCCAGCTCAAGGCGAGGTCCGAACCACGCCGCGCGTTGCGCTTTCGTGATGGTGCCGTCCGGCGCCGGCACGTCGTATTCCTCCGGCTGCTCAAACTTGGCGAGGATGGGCAGCACCTTGCGGATGCCGGGGATGCGAAGCCCGCGCGCGTTCGCCTTGCCGACCGTGTGGCACAGCCGAAGGAGCATGTCGATAACCGGGAGGAACAGGTTGTTGCCCGCCTCCATTCGAATCGAATCGGCCCTGGCGATCATGCGCGCGAACATGAAGGCCATCGCCTTCCCGCTGAGCGCACCGAACGTCTTGGCGTTGTTGGGGTCGACGATGACGACGCCGAGCGCCTCCACAATCTTCTTCCGGATGTCGTCGCTGTTGATCGTGATGCCGTCGAGCGCCCCAGGGGGGAGTGTCAACATGTCGACCTTCGCCTCGATCTCCGGGTAGCGCCAGACGACGCCTGGGCCCTTCCTGCGCGACGTGCTCCCTTGTGACCCGCCTACGTTCCACGTGCCGATGGGCTGCTGACCAGGAGTGCCGGCGCCAATCGCCGTCATGGAGCGTGCGGGCCGTCCGCCTGGCGCAGGCTGGGTCGTCGCGCCCACCCCGGTCTCGTAGATCTGCGGGTCTCCGCTGTAGAGCGCTGCGCGATGGCGTTGCGACAGCGAGAAGTTGAGCGCGTCGACTTCGTCCGTCAGGTACTTGTGGACCGCGTGGCCGTCGATGTGCCCCGCGTGGTCCGTCGAGCGATCGAACGCGTACCAGTGCACCGGGCAGAATCCAAGGCCGTGCACCACGGTCTGCGTTAGGTCGGGCTGCCAATTCGGCTCACGACCATCCTCACGACCGTGCGCCGGCAGGTAAACCGTGTCGCTCTGGTCGTCGATGACGCGCCGATAGACGTAGCAGACCTCGATCCACCGCTTGTAGTCCAGCGGGTCGCGCTCCTCGACGATATAGGGGTACGTGATGACGAGCCGCGTGCACTTGCCGGACGTGTTGAGCGTGGGCGTGCACCACTTCGCCGGAAACGCGATGATGGCCGGCAGCCCGTCGCGGATGCAGGCTAGCACCGCCACGCTGGAGCCGCGCATCGCGGTCCGCAACGCCTCGGGCAAGTGGTGCCGCAGCATCGCCGTCTTCGACAGCGCGCCGTTCGTCCACCGCTCGAGCCGCTCGCTCTCGTCCTCGGACAGCCCCCAATCGTCATCTAGGTCTTCGTCATCCCCGTCACCGTCCGACGTGGACAGGTACGGGAAGCGGTCCTGGCCACACATGAAGTCGACCAAGTCGCCAATCGCATCCTTTACGATCGGGTCATTGATGCAAGGCTCCCGCTCGAGAAGCGGCGCCGCCCTCGGGTCCTCCGACAGCCACGGCGTGCGGCCCTGGTACTGCGTGCCTTCGACGTACTGCTCAAGCCGCTCAAGGCGCAAGTAGCGCGGCGACTTGTACAATACAGCGATCTCTCGTGCAGACAGAGCCATGGGTCACCCGTAGCCGAAGTCGTCAAAGTCGATGCGGTCGCCGGCGTCGCGCCGCTCCCAGGGGCTATAGGCGCTCGCGCCCGCGTCCACCTGGTCGTCTTCGGGGTCATCGAGGCCGGTGAAGGCCAATTGCTCTCGCACGTACGGCTCCACCCACGCCGGCACTTCCACTGGCTGGCCGTATTGATCTAGCCCACCTGGAACGAGCACTTCGCCCAGGTTCCACGCCGCCGCGAACGGCAACGCGCGCACGAACTTGTCGGCCTTTGCGAGGCGGTGTTGGACGGGGATGCCGGCCAGCGACGTCATCAGGTTGGCGGTGCCGCGCTCGGTCGTCGACGTGTGCCAGAAGATCGGGACGCCGGGGAATCGCTGGCTGACGGACGCGATGACGTGCACGAACATATCGGCGGTCATCTGCTCGCGCTGCGCGTACAGGACGAAGATGCGGTCGCCGTAGCGACCCAGGACCACGATGGCGCTGTGGTCGGACGACGTCTCGGCCGAGTAGGCGAGGTCGATGCCGATCGAGACCTCCATGCCCATCGGCAGGGAGCGCGGGTCGTAGAACGAGACGCCCTTGAACAGGTTGCCGCCGCGCTTCGAAGGCGACTGCTGAAACTTCGAGAGCCATTCGTATTCGTTACGGCGCTTCTTGAGCAGCTCGTCGAGCGGCCACCGTTCGGGCCAGAGCGGTGTGCCGTTGATGTCGTCGGCGATTCGGACGCCGCCTTCGTCGCGACCGAGCGCTGGCAAACAGACGTGGTCCCAATTCTCTTGCGCGTGCTCCCGGAGGAGACGGCCGGTGAAGTCGTCGGGGTGCCAGCGTGTTTGGCACGCGATGACCGAGCCGTTTGGCTCAAGTCGGTCGTACCCCGTGCCGATCCACCAATCCCATACGCGGCCGCGCATGTTGGCCGATTCGGCCTCGACGCGGTCTTTGTGCGGGTCGTCAATGATGATGACGTTGGCGCCTTGACCGGTGATGGTGCCGCCGATCGAGGTGAAGAGAGCGCCGCCGTTTTCGACCGTTCGCCATTCGTGGAGCGCCGTGGCGTCGTCGCGAAGGCGAACGCCGGCAGCGAGCGCGTACTGCCGAGCGAGGCGGGACTTCGACAGCGCCAACGCGGCGCCGTACGTGACGTACGCAATCGTCTCCCACGGTCGGCGCTTCAACCGACGCGCGATGAAGTGGAGAATCGTCTCGGTCTTCGAATGGCGCGGCGGAAGGTTGACGATGGCTCGGACGGCCTTCGTCTCCGTGTCCTCGAGCGGCTTCAGCAGCCGCCCAAGGTGGGTCGGTCGCATGTAGCGCGGCGATACGCGCGGGATGAAGTCGACCAGCCGCTCGGCGGCTTCAGCCTGGGCCGCTGCCGTCTTCGCTCGGGTACGACGCCGGCGCTCCTGCTCGATCTGCACCGCCAGCAAGCGCACCTGCGGCGGCGATAGATTGTGCAAACGCTGCAACGCGCTTGGCTTCTTGTTCCAGCTCGTCATCACTCAGCTCCGCCAGCACGCTAAAGTCCACCACCTGAACCGGGATGGGCGCCGCACCGGGCGCACCGCCGTGTCGGTGTTGGATGGGCTGGTCGGCGCCGTACATGGCGCGCAGGTCATTCAAGATCTTGATGCACTCACGAAACCACTTGATGTCCGGCTGCGCGGCTACCGCCTTCGGCCACGCGACGCGCCAAAGCGCCTCGTACCGGTCCTCGATCTTGTACCGCGCGTGCGTGACCTGGAGCTGCGGCGGCCGGTTGCGTTCCCACATCCTGCTGATGCGGTCGCGTGCAGCGCGCGGTGAGAGCCCAAGGTCCTCCGCGATCTGATTGGTGTCTGCGCCGGCTCGAATCAACAAGATGATCCGCTTGTCGGTCGCTATCTCCTTTAGACGCCGTTGACGGCTTGCGTAGGTGGTCGGCTTCGGCCTGGACTTGCGGGGCTCACGAAACGCCATGGCTGGCTCCTCGCGCCGGACGGGCGCAGGTGGTCGGTCACGCAGCGCGCCTGCGTGCCTGGGTTGTTACGCGGTCGTCGGAGCGACCGGAGATGTCTTCTTGAGCCGTCGCCACACCGCGCCGCACTTGCGGTCGCATGCCTTCGTCGTGGCAACGGACGAGTAGAACGTTCGCTTGCACACCACGCAGGACCGAGCCTGGTGGATGACCCCGCGCCCGTTCGGTGTGCGGGCCTTCCCACGCTGCGGCGACGGATGGCCGCTCGATGACGGCGGTGGTGGCGGTGGCGGCTCGGGCGGCGGAATCCACACGACCCACGCCGGCCGGGGCTCGTACGGTCCGCGGTAGCCGCAGAGCAGCGGCAGGAACGGCCGGTCCTCGTCGCCTAGCATCGCGCGTTCGTCACCACCATCAGGACGGCAAAGAGGAAAAGGAGCAAGCCCACGCCCGCCATCGCGCGGCCGACGACGTCGCCGTTCACCCGGACACCCTGGTGGCGAGCTTGCCCGTCAGATGTTCCCAGCGCCGCACGATGACGTCGCAGTAGGTTGGCGCCAGCTCCACGAGCCGAGCGCGACGGCCGGTCTTCTCGCACGCGATGAGCGTGGACCCCGACCCACCAAACGCGTCGAGCACGATGGCGTCCTCCGCCGAGCTGTTGACCAACGCGCGCTCGATCAGCTCCACCGGTTTCATGGTGGGGTGTTCGCTGTTTCGGCGCGGGCGATCGAATTCCCAGACCGAGTCCTGCGTGCGGTCCGCAAGCTTGCGGTGCGGAGCGCCAAGCTTCCACCCGAACATCATGTGTTCGTGCCGGTAATGGTAGTCCTGGCGGCCGAGGACGAAGGTGCTTTTGACCCAGATCAACGTTTGCGCGTAGCGCCACGGCATCAGGGCCGCTGCGTTGCCGAAGTGCTGGAAGTTTGGCCCGGGTGGCCCAGTGATGTAGATGGCAGCGCCTGGCTCGAGCACGGTGTCGATGGCGGCGAAGGCCGACGTGAGAAACGCGGGGAAGTCATCCCCCATCGAATCGTTTGCGATCGTGAGATTGCCGTTGGCCTTGCGCTGGTTCGGCGTCAGCTCGTGAGCGCCGCCCACGTAATCGACGTTGTACGGCGGGTCGGTCCACAGCATCGAGGCCTTCGATGCTCCAAGCAACGCGGCGAACGTTTCTGGCTTGGTCGAATCGCCGCAGATGAGGCGGTGCGTGCCCATCTCCCAGATGTCCCCCGTCTTCGTGACCGTTTCCGCGGCCGACGGTGTGGGCGGGACTTCGTCCTCGTTCAGGACCGGCTTCTCGCGCGGCACCACCAACGGCGCGTCGAAGCCGATCACGACGCGGTCTCGCTGGTCGAGCGAGGCCAAGATGTCATTGACCCCCGCCGCGTCCCATTCCGCCAGCTCGCCGAGCCGGTTGTCCGCGAGCGCGTACGCGTCGGCTTCCGCTTCGGAGGCGAAGGAATGGTGCACCACCCGCATCAGGCCGGGACCGGGCGCGCCACGCGGGACGAAGGTCGGGTCCTCGGCGCAGATCTGGGCCATGGCCTGGACGCGCGTGTCGCCAGCAACCAAGCGGTCGGCCTCCGTCCAGACCACTGCGGGCGCCACGAAACCGAATTTCCGAATAGCTGCCGCAATCTTTGGCACGGCATGCGCGTTTTTCCGGGGATTCTTGACCCAACGCCGCAGAGCGCTCCAGTGGACCCACGTTGCCGCCGCCATTGAAACGGGATCTTGGGCCATGGCGTAATTCCCGAACGAATCTCGGCGGTTCAATGAGAACACTTCGAGTCGCACATGAAAGTTTGTGTGTAGTGTCGCGGACTTACGCGGCGGCCGGGTGGACGCCCGACCAGCTCTCAGGTGAGGCCCGGGGGGAGGAGCCTGGGGAAGGGGAGCTGGTCGGACGCCCGCCTGGGCGCCACGAGGACACGTCGATGTCGGGGGTGCGGGTGCCCCACGGGTGGGGACTCGAAACGCTGTCCTGGGCCAACGTCGCCGGGCCGCACGCCCTTATAGGGGTAGCTGCGTCCCGGTGACCGTGCCCGGCTGTCGCTGTCCGTGCGATTTCGCGCCGACGCGACGTTTTATCCCACAACGTGCGGCGGCGGCATCACCGCTGCGGCAGCCAACCGAAGGGCGCGCTCGATGTTGGGGAGGTCCGCTTCGCGCACCGCCTCGATGATGACGACCCAGGTGCCGCTGGGGGCTAGGTCGATGTGCGTGGAGCCCGCGTAGTCGCCGCGCTCGAGCAGCTCCGCGATGATGCGGTGGCCCTTCGCTTGCGCGATGCGGGGCTCGGCCGACCGGTGCAGGCCGCGCTCATTGAGCGCCGCGATGGCCGCCCGCGATGCCGCATCGTAGATGTCGATCTCCACGGCGCGGGCGCAAACGCCCCAGTTGATGATCGTAGCCGGCCTTGTCTTGGTGGTCTTTGCCATGACCGACAGCGTTGCTCCGATCGGGCCGGACGCAAGGCCTCGCTCTTTCTTTCGTCACACACTTGCGTGACGGACGTAATGCGTTATGGTGTCGGTTGGGCGCAGGGAGGCCCAGATGATGATCACGACGAAGAATGTGCGGGTTGCGGTTTCGGACGAAAACAACGCGCTGCTCGAGACGGTGGTGATGTCGCGGGACGAATTCCGGACGATCGAGCGCCGCCTGGCGGACGACGAGCTGGAGGCCTTCGAGGCCGGGGATAGCGTGACGGTCTACCTCCACTTCGGCGCCAGCAAGCACCCCCACTGGCGCACGGTGCGGGTCGAGCTGACCACGGACGCCGTGGATGGCCGGCTGACCGAGAGCTGCGAGGACACGCGCACGTTGCCCGCGCGCATCCGCGCGCTCCGCGACGAGGCCGGCGTCGCCGGCGACGAGGTGATGGTCATCCACTGCCGCGAAGCGCTCAGCGGCCATCTCCTCACGCCGCACACGATCGACGCGCTCCTCGAAGCGCTCCGAATCCCGCGCAAGGCCTTCTGGCAGGTCGCCGGCGGCGGCGACAAGGTCTCGATGACCCTTCCCAACATCATCGCCACGGTGCGGGAGGTGATGTCGTGAGCGCCCCGACGGCCGAAGAGCGGGGACACCGCTCTGCGGCGCGCTTTGCTCTCCAAGGCGTACCGGATGGTCGCCATCGGGCTGGAGCTGCAGGGCGATATCGGCGGGGAATGGAGCATCGAGGACCTGGGCTTGGACATATACGTCACGTTCGTGACCGACATGATGCGCCCCGCGTCCACCGAGACGGTCCAGCTCCTGATGGAGCGCGTACGGGAGGCGGTCCGATGAAGCCGGACGAGAACTACTTCATGCTCGTCATCAACCCCAACACCGGCGCTTTCGCCGAGCGCAGCTACTACCGCCCACACAACGTGCCGCCTGGGCTGCTGCGCTTCCGCACGCCGCGCGCCGCGACCATCTACGCCGCGCGCCGCTGGGGTCCGCGCGCAAACGCTACGGGAGGTCTGGAATGAAAGCCGAGCAACAAGTCGCGGATGCCATCGCCGCATCCGAATCGCTGTCCGCCGAAACGTGCCGCGTCCTCCTCGTGCTGATCTCGCTCGAGAGCGCCGCGGACCGCGTCCCGGGATGGGGTGTCCCCATCACCGCCATCATCCAGGCGGCCAACATCCCCACATCACGCCCATCGCTTGCGCTCCTCGAGCTGCTCGTCCACAACCTAATCTCTTCGCAATACGTCGGTCAGGACCTGCGCGTCGCCGTCACCACGCACGGCTACGACGTCGTCAGCGCTGCCGCCAACGCGTTGAGCGCGCAGCAGGACGAGCCATGACGCGGGCGCAGGGCTACACCTACGAGCTGCTCGAGCGACGCGGCGAAGGGCACACGGACTTCGTCGGGGTGCAATCGTGGGATTCCTTCGCCCCCGCGCTTGACGCCTGGCGCGCCGAGCGAAACTGGTTAGTCCACCAAGACGTTTTCATCCCGCGCCGACGCCTCGTGCGGATGGCGGAGACGTGGGCTGGCGTCCTTTTCGAGGCGTGGCTTGGGTTGAGCGCCGACCCTGTCTTTGATCCGAACCTAAACCCTTCCGCGCGTATACGGTACCCCATCGAGCGGCACTTCGGCGTCGCCGGTTGGGTGCCGGCCAGCGTGTACGACCATGCGTTGGACAGCGCCCCGATTCCGGCCGGACTGATGCAGATCGGCCGGCTTGGGGCGGACAACCTTCACAAGCTTAGCGCGCTCACGTCGAGCGAGCAGCGTGTCGCGTGGGGCCGCCGGTGTGTCCACGCCAGCCCGGCGTGGAGTACCACGTGTACTCCACCGATGGCGTGGGCGTGCAGGCGTTCGATGCCGAATCGTTCGCCGAGGCCCTAGCGTGCCTTCGCTTGAACGCGAACTACCGCTTGAGCAAGGTGCACGAGGAGGGCACCGTGTACGCCGCCGTGCGGTCCGACGCGCGCATCGGGCAGTCCGTTATCCGCGGGGCCGTCGTCGGGTGGAACCGTGTGGAGCCGCCGTACCGCGGCGACGGCGTATGGGGCATCACGGACGAGGAGCGTGCCGCTCAATTCGGCAACGCCCACACCGTCAAGTACCCAGGAGGAGCGTTGTGATGCGCCCGCTCACCAAGATCCAATTGGCCATGCTTCGCGCCGCGGACACCGGTGATGGCGTAGTAGTGCCGCCGCGATACGTCCGCGGCACCGCCCGAACGTCCGTCATCGCATCGCTTCGCGCCTTCGGCATGGTCACCGAGGCCGATCCGCCGCGAATCACGCCCGCAGGACGCGCGCGACTGAATGCCGGCGGCATCTGCCTTACCCGAATCGAGCGCGCCGCGCTCATCAGGCTCCGGTACGCCGAGCGCATCCGAGCCGGCCGGGACGCCGACCCCGACGAAGAGGCCATCGAGCGGCTCTACGCTCCGCTCCCCACGCCACCCAAGGTCTACGACCGGTTGGTGAGCGCCGGGCTGGCCCGGCTGACACCAGACGGACGACTCACCATCACCATACTCGGGCGCAACATGATCGCAGACACCACACTGGAGGAACCTTGAGAACAATGACCTACGCCGACGAATTGGCGCTTGCCCGATCGCTTGCCGAATGGCTCGCCGATGGCGACGAGACGATTCGCAGCGGCGAATCAACGTGCACGCTTCATCGCGACGTCACGCCTTGGGGCGACCCGCGCGTCACCGCACGCGTGCAGACAGGAAGAGACACCGTTGAGTACTCCGTGCACCTGGTGGTGCGCCGAAAGGAACAGGCCGAAACGTGACCAAGAAGACATCATTGCCGGCGCCGCCGCCGGTCCTCAACGTCCGCGCATCGACGGACATCATCGACCGAGCCGACGCGCTCATCACCTTCGTCACGTCGAAGCGAGGCAAAAACGCTTCACGCAGCGACGTCGTGCGCGAGGCGCTGCTTAGAGGCCTCGCTTCGATGGAGCGCGAATCAGGACGCGATGCTGAAGACTGAATAGATCTGGCGCCCGGCGCATGTGACGCCGGGCGCTCACGGGAGGAACCATGGCTCGCATGTCGAAAGCACGTCTGGAGCGCCGCCGCGCTCGCGCCACCGCACAACCCATCACCGAAGCCAGGCTGGACGCCGAGCATCGGCTGGCCGAGGCCAAAACCGACCTGTCGAAGGCCCTGGTGCGCGAGCGCGCGCTGAAGCACCAGCTCGCGGACGCCATCCTCAAGGAGCCCGGGTTCTACGACCAAGTGAGCAGCATCACCGACAGCGTGGCCGCCGCGCTGACCGAGCATGCGAGATTCGCCTTCCGTCGCGAAGGCGTCCGCATCTTGATCGACGAGCCGAAGCATGCGCTCTACACACGCTCTTTGCTCGAGCGCGTGCTGTTTGACGGAATCGGGATGTCGCTCGAGACGCTTGGCGAATCGAGAGGAACGATCAACGAGACGACGCCGCAGCAATTCGCTCAGGTCGCGTGCCGCGCTCTTGCGCTGATGATCGTTCCGAGCGACGAGCCGGACGCGGGCATGTCAATCGACGAGGCCGCTCCGGTGCTGTCGCGAGAGCTGGTGGCGCGCGAAGACGAAGGGACGCCCCGGGGGTTCCGTAACGCGTTCAGCGGGCTGTGCGATTCGTGGAGCGACAAAGACCTGATGGCGCTTGGCCTCTCGCTGTGGAACGCGTCCTACCGCCTCTTTCCCGACAACGTCGACGAGGCGGTGGAAGCCATCACCGACACGGTCTCGCGACTGTACGCGCCGGCCACGCGCGCCAAGCGTACGTCGGCTGTGACCCTGGCTCAATTCGCCGCGGCCTGGGCGAATGACGCGTTTCAGGTCGTCGTCACCACGCACACGTACGCGGCGGCGCTGATGTGCTCCGACGCAGATGGTGACGCGATTCGTGACCTGCACATGCCTTGGCGCGCCTTCATGGTGAAGGTTCCTGACGGGCTTCTTCGTACAGGACAGGTCGATTGGCGACGCGTCCTCATCTACACGACGCCGGCCGGCGCAGCGATGCACGTTTACGCTCAGGAAGGCAACGTCGGGCTGATCGTCTATGCCGGGTCCAGCATCGCCAAGGTGCTCGAGGACAGTTTGGATGACGACCCGACGATGGCCGCGCTTGACCAAGACCAGCGGCGCGTCCTTCGTCTTGCGCGACGGCTCGTGATCGGATTGTTGATGGCGATGACGTACACGGATAACTTCCGCCGCTCGCCGCAGCGCCATGGTGGAGAGAGCCAGCGCGAGCCGGGCTCCCAACCCGAGCACCGCATCACGTTCGTCGGCAAGCCGCTCAAGATCGACTGTCGGGGGAAGGTGCGCTCGTTCCTCGATGGCACCCAGCGCGGTGGCGGCAAGGGTCGCGCGCCGTCCGTCCAGGTGCTGGTCCGCGGATTCTTTCGTCGACAGGTCATCGGGGTCGGACGCAGCGGCCGAAAGGTCATCTGGGTGGAGCCGTTCTGGCGCGGAGCGGAAGGCGCCCCGATCTTGACCAAGCCGAAGAAGGTGTCGACGTGAGCGATGGCGAGGACCTTTGCCCGATGTGCGAAGGCTCGGGCAAACACGACCTGCGACCGCCTAACGGCGAGACGTACTTAATCCTGTCGGTCTTCGGCGGCGGCGGTGGCGCCTTCTCCTATCTCCAAACGATGGTCAACACGCACGCGGAGCGAGGCTACGAGGTCCAGCAGATTCTGCCGAACGGCCCAAACTTCACCGTGGCCATCATGCGGTGGCGGTGGCGGTAATGGCCGCTCGAAAGAAGCGCAAGCCGTGGAGTCGAACGACGACGCCTGCAGATCGGCGGTTCCCTTTTCGCGTCTGCCTTGTCGGGATCACGTCGTACGTGGCGCTCGAGGACATCTACGGGTATCACGACGCGTGCATATTCGCCGACGCCGCACGAGCGGAGCTTGGTGAGCACGTGATCGTGTGGGACACGAAGGAGGAGCGTGTGCTTTACGACAGCCGCCGGCTGTCACGTTGACACGACAGCTCGCCAACTGTGTGGCACGTTCGACGTTGCGATCGCGATACCGATGCGTATGGTGGGCGGCTCTGCTCTGATCTGTATTCGATCTAGCCTTCCGACCACGATGTTGTCTTGCCAGACAACCATGACCATGGCGTTAAGCGGCGGCGAAACGGTGTGTGATCCGGCTGTCCACGGGAGGGGGTCCCCCCGCGGGATGGGGTCATAAGACAGATTCATCCGTCCCGTCTCCGTGTCGATGTCGAAGCTCCCGAACGATGCGTTTCAACCGTCCTCGATGACGTTGGTGACCGGTTCGTCCGTGCCTGGGTCGAAGGAGTTGTATGCGAGCACCTCCAAGATCACGAGCTGTGCCACTGTCCACGCTTCAGGCCTCGTCAGCAGGACGCGATTGTCGACCTTGATAGATCGCCATATGTGTTTGGCGGCCCGACCTGGCGTGTTTCGTACGAACGGCGCGAGCATTGGGATGTTCTCCGCGAGCCAGTCGGCTAGCGGCCCAATGCATTCGTCACGATGTCCTACGCGCGCGGCGCGCAGCGCCGTCGTCGCCAGCGCTCGGATGTGGGCAGGGATGTCGAGCGACGCGGGTTGCTCCCAGAGGTCTTTCATGTGCTTGGCCCTACGATGGCGTGCAGCGATTGGCGCAGGAGCGACGTAGTCACATCGAGCATCTGCACGCGCTCCGACAGCTCGCAGATGCGTCGCGTCTGGGCCTGGATGAGGCGTGCGTCGTGCGCTCGCGCGTCTTCCAGGTCATCCAGTCGCGCCTCGATCGTCTCGTCGTCGCGGAACCATTGCGGCGCGGTCATCCGCAGCGCGTCCAAGGTCGTGGTCCACCGGGGGCGTTGCGGGGTGCCAACGTTTCGCAGCAGGCGGCCGCCGCATTCGGCATTCATCTTGAGCAGGCGGCGCAGGAGCTTGCGGCGTGGCCAGCCGATCATGTCGGCTAGCTCGGTGGTGTGGTAGACGCGCGCGAGCTTCACCGCGGCACCCATTCGCCGGCCAGGGTACGCGTGTACATGACCAGGTCGGCGTCGCGGTCCGCGTCGCGCTTGGCGCGCTGTTCGGCGAGCACCGCGGCCTTTTCGTCATTGTACGCGCGCACGAGCTGCCGCGCGCCGTTGACGGCGGCATCCCATACGCGGTGCAGTCGATGGGTGGCGGGGATTCGATTGCCTCGCGTCAACGTGGAGACTTCGGCCTCGAGCAGCGCCAGCACGCCGACGGTCGTTCGCTCGTCGTTCGGGCGGCGCGAAGCCCACAGCGCCGCGGTCTCCTCCAAGCCGAGCGCGTACCCCACCAACGGCAGGCCATCCCAAGCCAGCGCTGTCAGCAGCCGATACGACGCGCGACCAGCTCCGAACGGGGTGAAGACGTCGCGCAGCCCGTGCCGCTGCCACATCATCAGCCGCCGCATCGTGCCTTCCACGACGGCAAGCCGACGCACCTCCGCACGGTGAATCCCGTCGCGTCGATGCATGTGCGCCATGTGGCTCGCGTGCGAATCGTAGATCTGACTGCCCGTCGCCTCAATCGGCGCCGCACGCAGGCCAAGCATCGGCCCGAGGCCGGCGTAGTACCACCCCAGCTCCTCGCGCGCTCGCGTCTCCGCCACCTGCTCCACCCGTTTACCCTCCTGCCGACGGTTTTAGCACGCCGCGACCCGGACGCTTCGCCTTCGGCGCCGGGAGCGCCGCCTTGCCCGCCGCCACCCACGCAGCCACCACGCCGACCATCACCGCGTCGGCGACGTGGTCGGCTATCGAGCCCATCGGCAGCCCAAACACGTTCCCGCGAATGCACTGAGCCACCACGGCGTCGTTCGCGTTCGCCTTGCCACACAGCATCTTCCTGGTCTGCTGCGCCGTCGCTTCCACCACCCGGACGCCTCGCGTCTCGAGCAGCCACACCGCCCCTCCAGCGGTGCGCGCGGTCCGCAGAAGCGCCGGCACGCGCCCGGGCTCGAAAGCGAAGCCCGCCGGCGTCTCCACCCCGGCCACACCAAACGTGAAGGACTGGAGCAGGCCGAGCAGTGTCGAAGCGCTGGCGTTTCCGACCCCGCCGCAAAGGTACGAGATGCGAACGCCCGGGTCATGCACCGCTTCAAGCACCGCCCAGCCCCACGTCGTCGCCCCGGGGTCGATGCCCAGAACCCTTGTGCGCGTCATCGGAACCGCCTCGACCACGACGCGTTCTTTACGATCGCGGCTAAGTAGTATGGCACGCGTGGGTTATCTATCCCAGCCGCGTGGATAGCGCTCTCAAGCGTTGCGCCTTCAATGATGTTGCCGTTCGAATCTAGGACGTGGCCGATGATGCGAAGGTAGTCGTGCGGGACGACAAGGCACGCAATGCGCGGGCTATTGGTCGCGTCGTCATTCGGGTCGACGGAGATCCACGCGGTCCCCAATCGCGCGCCGGGCCGCAAGTCGACCACCAGCCGCATGTTCGATCGCTCGCACACGAATTCACGATGGCCTGTCCACACGCTCCGGCCGCACATGTGACCAATCCGCATAATGACCTCGTCCCCGCACGCATCGCAGATGTCTCGGTCGTAGTCCGGGCCGCCGTGATCCCTTCGCTCCCAGTCCGCTTTCACCTTGTTGTACACGTCGCCTCCATCCGTTCAGACGAAGTCCTCGAACGCCGACCGGAAGCCGCGATATGCGGGGTCGACGAACGTGCCGTACTCCGGCTCGAATTCTAGATCTAGCGTGAACTCCGAATTGCCGCGGAGCTTGGTGCACGTCAGCCCGTACGAATGCAGGTCGTCGCGCTTCTTGCGCCACAAGCACAGGACGATGTTGGCCTCCTTCTCGATGCGCTTGCACTGCGAAGCGAGGCCTTCATAAGGCCGACCGTCCTTCGAAACCTTCGGGTCGGGAGCATTCATCTGCGCGTTTTCCAGCACGATGACGCCGTCCTCCTTCGCGAAGTTTTTGAACGCCTGCGTCGCTGCGCCGATCTGCTCATCCTCGCGCTTCGATCGAAGCTCCCCGGGCACCGAGAGGCGCTGCACGTAGTCCACGATCACCATCCCCACCGGCTTCTTGTCGAGCGCCATCGATTGCGCGGACGCGGCGCGGGCCAGGGAGATGACGTCCTGGTAGGTGACCGAGCCGCTGTCGTTCACCGTCATTCGCATCTGGACGAGCAGCGGCAGCGCCTCGCGCACGCGGTCCCATTCCTCCAGCGTCAACGTCGGCTCCGCCATCTGGAGCTGCAACCGCTTCGAGTCGACGCGCGCGGCAAACGCAAGCTGTTTGATCGCCACTTCCTCGCGGGACATCTCGGTGGAGAACATGATGACCGGGACACGGTCGTTTGCGAGCGGCTCGCGCCGACCACGCCACCCCGCGACGTGCATCCCGACCTGAATCGCGAACGACGTCTTGCCTCGACCGCGCTCCGCCATCACCGTGACCTTGTGGCCCGGCTCAAACCCCAGCGTCGCCAGGTCGAGCGACCGGATGCCCGTCGGCATGCCGACAACGCCGCGCTGAACGCCAGCGCGTTGCGATGCCGTCACCGCCATCGCGTCCACAAGCCTCCGCATCACCGCGCCCTGCGGTTCGAGCTTCGATGTCGGCGCGTTGCGCGACAGCGTCACGACATCGCGCGTGTACGCGTCCAGGTATGCCTGCACGTCAGCCACGCGTCCGTACCCGCCATGAGCCGCGCGCTCCGACATCTCAATGATGCGCCGCAGCCGCCATCGCTCGAACACGACGGCCGCGTACGCATCGACGTTTCGCAGCACCGGCACCGCGTCCACAATCGACGTCAGGTAGGCGATGCCTCCGACCTCCGCGAGCCGCTGCCGAGCCTTCAATCGCGATGCCACCGTCAGGTGATCGACCTTCTCGCCTTCGGAGCGCAGCTCCAGAATCGACTGGTAGATCCGCTGATGCGCTCCGCTCCAGAAGTGCTCCGGGAGCAAGTAGTCAAAGGCGGTGACGAGCCCGGGGTCAAGCAAGACGCCGGCGATGACCGCGGCCTCTGCGTCGAGATCGTGCGGCGGTGTCGGAGCCGACGATTCCTCCTCGTGCTCCATCATTCGTCACCCTTCGGTGGAGCGCCGGTCGGCTCGGGGTTCGTCCAGATGCCGCCGGACGCGAACGCTCTGATCGCCTCGGCTAGATCGGGCGGCGCAGGTGCCGGCGGACCGTAGACCGTCGGAGGACGTGGCGATCGCGGTGGCGGCTCCTCACGCGCCTTCTCAGCGGCAGCGATGAATCCGTCGATGCACTTGTCCGAGAGCGCGTGGAAGAATTCCAGGTACTCCGTGGAGCGATCGTTCTGGCCGAGATGATGCGGTGATCGAAACAGACCTTCGCAGGCCAGCTCCAGCTCGGCTTGGGTGTAGCCGTCGCGAAGGAGCTTCTCGGCGCGGGCTCGTTCGGCCGATTTTAGCTTCGGCGACCGGGATTTCGGCCGGTGTTCGCGGCGGATTTCGAGGTACCGGCGGTGGACGGCGTCGACGATTTCGCTGCGACTTCGCGGTGGACCTGCGGCGTCAGCGGGCTGCGGCGGCGGGTCGGTGCGGTCGGCATGGTCCAAACCTAGCCCCGGATCGGGTCCGGGTGCAAGCCGTTTTTTTTCATCTATCCCAACCGTGCCCCCTTGGGGGGTTATGGGGGGTCTCTCTTTTCTCTTCTCTACTCTACTCTGCACCGTTACATCGCCGTTACGTAACGGGCTTGTAACGCGTTTCATCGGCGTTACGTAACGGTCGTGTAACGCGTTACGGGGGGCGTTTTCGGGGGCTTGTAACGCGTTACAAGCCTCGCTATCTGTTGGAGATCGTTCAGTTGACGTCTGAACGGCGAGCAGAAGTTGTTTTTCGCGAAAAGATCGAACACGGGGCAAGGAATTATCGACGCGAACCCACTTTTGAAACGAGCAGATCACCAAAAAACGTGCCGTTAACTCATTTTCGAAACGCAGAAGTGGCTCTTGTTCAGCGGTCTGTTCAGTCAAAAGTCGGAGCGCGTCAGCGACCTCCCGGCGGTTCCCGCCGAGCATGTCGTGCACCGCGTCCAGGTCGTTTTTGAACCCCTTCGGGAGCGGGAGCCGACCGCCGTAAGCCCGCGCTTCTTGGCACAATTCCAAGAAAACAAAGCGCACGGCACGAGGCAGCCCGCGCTTGTCGCCTTCGCGCAGCGACCGATAGAACGGCACCCAGTCCCCTTTCACCTGCCTCATGATGTCCCGCCTCCGCAAGAATCCTTAGAGATGTCCGCGTCTTCCACGCGTTCCTCGATCAAAACCAGCTCGTGTCCGAAAAGTGCGCGGTGGTCCCGGGATGCGGCGCGGCCGAGCGCGACAGCCGCCCGGCGCAACGCCACCGCCGCACGCGCGTCCGAGCGCACGCGCAGGTAGTAGCGGTGCGCCGCGCAGGCCGCGCAGCGCCACACCGTCACCCCGGGACGGCCCGTCATTGCAGGTCCGGGTCGGGGTCGCCGTCGAGCACCCCTTGCGGGTCCGTGACCTCCGGCGGCGGCGCGTCCGGGTCAGCGTCGGCGATCGTCGCGGGCTTGCGCTTTCGCTTCGATGTCGCCGCCATCGGCACCACGTTGTCGGTGTTCGGCAGCGCGGGCTGTCGCTCGGTCGCCGTCATCGGACGGGTCTCGAGCGGCTCGCCGGTGTCGCATCGCTGCACGCGCACTTCACCGAGCCGATAGTCGAAGACCTCGACGCATTCGATGTCGCGCAGCTCCGTGCCTTCATCCGCCTTCGTCGCCAGGTCGGCAACGCGTGCCTCGATTCCGCGAATGCGGTCCTTCCACTGGTCGCCGGCGATCTTCGCTTGCGACTCCATCTGCTGGCGCTCGCGATTCAGACGGCCAATCTCGCGCGCCAAGCCGGCCATCTCGTGCTCGTTCAGCGCGGTAGGGAGCTGGCGAACGACGGCGCGACGGACTTCATCGTTTCCGCCGCTCATGGCATCACCAACCGGCTTGGCGTGGACGCCGCGTGCATCGGCTCGGGGTTGGCCGCGGCCTTTCGGAGCGACTCCGTCATCAGCGAGACCTCGTAGCGAGCCACGCCGTACTGACGCACCAGGTCCGGCGAAACCTTCGCCATCTCGTCGAGGCGCAAGACCGACTTCGCAGCGTGCTCGGGGATGTAGACGCGGCCCCACGAACGCGGCCCTTCGGACGTGTCGTACGACAGGTATTCCACCGGCGCGCCGTGGACCACGCGGGTCATTCGGTCATCACGCGTTGGCATCTGCTGGTTCTGAATCTCGATGGCGTCCTCGAGCGCCCAGCTCGTGGCCCCGACCACGTACCGCCCCGCGTATCCGAACATGAGCTGGATGCCCGGGCCGGGGATCTCGATATGGGTGTAGATTACAACCCATCGGTCCCAGGACATCTGTGCCACGGCCTCGTTTGCCGCTGCCCGCACTTCCTCTGCCGTCGTCATTGCTCACCGATCGCTTTCTTGTACCCGGCTAGTTGTTTTTCCGACGGCATGCGGTGCCGGCTGAGCCGCTTGCCCTCCTCGCTGTCACACCGACCACGTGCGTACAGCGCAAGTTGATCTGACCAAGTCAGATGGCGGCAGGCGCCGCGAGATTCGCGCACGCGCGAAAGAGCGACCGCCGCATCCCCCTCCAGCGATTGGCAGAGCCCCGCGCGCTCAGCCCGTGAGCGCGCCAGAATCTGCCACGCGGAGACCTCGCCGGCCGCGCCACGCACCACGCAGAGCGCAACATCCTCCCGGTACGAGGCCTCCCAGCGCGGGATTCGCGCGAGGATAAGCTGCTCCTCCGGGTCGTCCGTCACCGCCACGATGGCGGCCGCCAAAGCCAGCCGGTGGGGCCAATCCGACGGCCCTGCCGGTAGCAGCCAATGCATGTACAAAGCCAAAGCCAACACCACCAAGAAACACCTCCCGTGCGGCCGAACCGCCCACACTACAGCGGCGCCAGGTCGCCGCGCCACTTTTGCGCTGCGACGCATCGCAGCGCGCAGCCACAATCCTGAAAGATCGCCAATCGTTACCCCTCGTCGTCAGAAGGCTCCGCCCACGCGCGCATAGGGCAGATGCCCAGCCGCTCCAGCTCGAGCATCTGCGCCGCGGTCGGCTCAGCCAACCCCATCCGCCAACGGCGAATCGTCTCCCGCGACACCCCCATGCGATCAGCTAGATCTTTGATTGATATCCGAGGCCTCGCGGTCGTCGCCTCCTCGATCGCAGCCTGGCCTCGCGTTTTTCCCACGCTCCATTGGTGCCACGATCTAGCGATCGACGCAACAATTAGTTGGCGCGATGCACATTCTTGGGTTAGGGTCTGCGTTGCCGGGAGGACGACGCACAATGTTTGGCACCTACGATCAGTGGAAGACCACGGACCCCAACGAGGACCGCTACGAACCCGAGCCCGGATGCTCGGTGTGCGCCGGCGGTCGTGAGCCGCCATGCTGCGAGGATTGCGAGCGCATCGCTTCGCGAGCGCAGGCGCGCCGCAACGCCGCTCGGCTCGCTAACGCGTGCCGCCTGGCGCTGGCGCTGGCGCGACGGTATCGCGCCGAAGGCGACGGCCTCGCATCCCCCCGCCTTCTCGCCACGCTCGCGCGCTTCGGCGAGCTGCGCGCCGCGCTCCGCAAGGAATCGGCCCGTGCACGCGGGAGCGAGCCGTGAGCGATGAAGTGAAACACGTTGGACCCAAGGCCGTCGTCGGCGCGACGGCGCTCCTCGACCTGGTCACCGCCACCAAAGGGCTGCTCTCGACCATCGACGACCTGCCCGCGAAGCAGCTCGAGAATGAGCGCGCCCACTTCGTGGTGCTGGCCCGGCGCGCGGTGGACCGCGTCAAGGTCATACGGTTCGACGAGCCGAAGCCGATACCGATGCTGCCGCTATGCCCCGAATGCCGCCACCGCCACATCGACGAAGGTGAGTTCGCGGTCAAGCCGCACCATACCCACGCGTGCCAAGAATGCGGCTGGGTGTGGCGCCCAGCCGTCGTCGACACCGTCGGCGTTCGCTTCCTCCCCGGATTCAAAGACACATGATCCGCATCATCATCTGGCTGATCTTCGGTTGGTGGATAAAGCTCCCGCCCGCCGTATGCCGCAAGTACCCATGCCCGGCCTTTCGATCTTCTTCGGAATGCACCAGCGGCTTCTGCCTCTGGCATTGCCACAAGCATTGCCTATGCGGCGCCGGTAAGCGCGCATCGGAGGTGCTATGACGCGCGGCGAAGCCATCAACCGCAGAGCATTCACAGGCAGCCAGCTCGTCACGGCGCGCGCTCGACTTGTCGAGCTGGAGAAACCCGCGCGCCAAACACCGCCGCGCGAGCTGGATGAAGCGCGGCAACAGATCAAGGCGCTGGAGGCGGAATACGCCGAATGGCGCCGACAAGAAGCAGCGTTTGCAGAGCAAGAAGAAAGGAAACGACATGTCGAAAAAGAAGAGGTCACCGTCGCGCGCTCTGTCGCCGGCGCAGGTTCGGACTGCGGTGGCGAAGTTTGCGAAGCAGCACAAGCTGTCGGTCGCCGACGCGCAAACGCGCCTCGTGACGATCGCCGTCAACCGGATGGCGGCGCTGGACCGCTACCGAGCGCAGGAGGCAAAGCCGAAGCGCAAGACGGCGAAGCCGGGAGCGGCCAAGAAGGCAGCAAAGAAGACGTCGAAGCCGAAGGTTGCGCCGAAGGCAAAGGCGAAGAAGGCGTCGCCGACGCCGAAGGCCGCGACGGAGTAATAGGGTCGCGTCGCGGTGGCGGGTCACACGGCCCGCCACCCGACGCCCACACCGAAAGAAAGAAGATGCCGCACGAGACACCGTGGACCGCCGCCAACGCCCTTCGGCGCGCCTCCGAATCGATTGGGGCGCTGGCAGACATCGTCGAACGCGTCACCGACAAGGCGGCGATACGCGCGGCGACGAACACCGCGTCACTGAACCTTAGCGTCGCGCTGCTGTCGCTTCGGCGACTGCTGATGCGCGACCGCCGGTTCGACCTGGGCGACTGGCGCGGCTACATGCTCGAATTTCTTCCGCACCTTATGGCGGACGAATGGAGCGACATCCAGACCGCCAACTACAGGCTGATCGCCAAGCAGGTTGGCGCCATGGCGACCGCGCTTGAATCGCTCAACGTCGCCCTCGAAGCGAACGCGCTGATCGACACGATGCGCGTCGGCGACGCCGTTGTCAGCCGCTGGGGGGGAGCCGTGAACGCATCGCGAATCATTGGAGCGCGGTGCCACGGAGACAGCGGGCCCGGAGAATGCCCGTGTCCGTGCATGACGATGGTGCCGAAGGCCGAAGGGTCATCGCACTGCATCTGCGGACACCGCGACATCGAGCACGAGACCACGTCGATCGCGTCCGGGGTTGTTGCCCGCGACCCAGCGGCCATGTGGCGATTCGCCAAGGTGCTCCGCGCAAGCGGCGTGGACCTGGCGGGTATCGTCACCGCCATCGAGGACACATTCATGGCTGCCGGCAAGGAGCCGCCGCACGCTACCGAGATCGGCGCGTTGCTGGTGGCCGGAGCAAAGAAGGAGGCGGTATCGTGAGCTTGACCGACGAAGAGCTGGCCATTCGAAAAACCGGCATCACCGCCACGGATGCAACAGGCATCACCGGCACGAATCGCTTCTGGGACCCGGTGGCGGTGTATCTGCACAAGACCGACCCGGAGAAGCTGGCCGACCGCGCGGAGGAGAACCCCACGCAGAAGGCGCTCGGTCACGAGCTGGAGCCGGTCGTTATCCGAATGCTTGCACGCGAACGCGCGCTCGAAGGCGTGACGATGGTGACGACCAAGACGATGCGCTCGGAAGAGCATCCGTGGGCGCTCGCCACCCCCGACCGGCTCGTGATGCACCCTGAGCTGGGTCTCAGCGCCGTCGCCGAAGCCAAGAATGTTGGCGTTCGAATGGTCGCTGATTGGCGAGACGCCCACGATGACGACGAGTGGGTTGTGCCGGCCTACGTCCACGTCCAGGTGCAGTGGCAGATGATCGTGGCGAACGTACCCGTCGCGCACGTCGGCGCTCTGCTCGGTGGCCGCGACTTCCGCGCCTGGACGATCTACAGCGAAGATTCACTCCGCAACACGCTACTGACGGTCTGCGGCGACTTCTGGCACCAGCACATCCTCAAGCGAATTCCGCCGTCGCCGGCAGCCACGGAGCGCGCAGCAAAGGCCATCGCGGCGATGTTCCCTTCGCACAGCGAAGCCATCATCCCCGCACCGCCGCACGCCGAAGCGCTGGCCGACCAATACATCGACGCGCGCGCGCAGGAGGAGTACTTCTATGCGCTGCGGATGGCGGCGGAAAACAAGCTCAAGATGGTGGTGGGCGGCAACGCCGGCGTGGTCGGCCGCGACTGGCGGCTGACCTGGAAGACCACGTTGTCCACCGGCGTCGATTGGAAGCGCGTCGCCGAAACGCTCGCGGGGCCGAGCGGCGTACCGCGCGAGCTGGTGAAGGCATACACCCGCCCTGGCGTGCGTCGGTTTCTGCTCACGCCATCGAAGCAGCGTAAGGAGCTGGCGGCCGGCGCTGTGATGATTCTGCACGGATCGGACACGAAGGAGGAATAGATGGAGACGAAACCGGTAAAGCCTGGGCGCACGCTCGCCGACATGCTCGAGGCGTACAAGCCGCAGATTGCGAAGGCGCTGCCGACGCATATGACGGCGGACAGGATGATCAAGGTGGCGCTCAGCGCCATTGGACGAAACGAGGAGCTACGGAAGTGCACCCCGGCCAGCGTCGTCAAGGCGGTGGTGCTCAGCTCCGAGCTTGGTCTCGAGGCCGGAGGGTTGCTCGGGGAAGCGTACCTTGTCCCGTTCAGCCGGCCGGTCGTGGTCAACGGAACGAAGGAGTGGATCAAAGAAGCGACGCTGATCCCCGGGTACCGCGGCCTCATCAAGCTGGCTCGCCAATCGGGCGAAGTGTCGACCGTCCTCGCGCACGTGGTGTACGAGGCCGACGAATACGAAGTCAGCCTGGGTCTCGACCAGATGATGATTCACAGGCCAAACATGAAGGTGTCGGACCGCGGCAAAGCGCTGTTTGCTTACGCCTGGGTGCAGATGCGCGACGGCTCCCGCATGCTCGACGTGATGTCGGAAGCGGAGATCGAGGCGATTCGCATGCGGTCGCAGACCGGGAAGAAAAACAGCGGGCCGTGGATGACAGACCGCATCGAGATGTGGCGCAAAACGGTGACGCGTCGGCTCCTCAAGTACGCGCCGCTGTCGGCCGATCGATTCAATCGCGCGATGTCGCTGGACGACGAGATGGAGGGGGAAGTCGTGGACGCGTCGGGCGAGCTGACGGAAGGGAACGTCTCGCCCATCGAGGCGGCTCGCGTGAAGGGAGCGGCGCGGTCACGGCAGCTCGCGGCGCGCATCGGGCAGACGGTGGATGAAGCGTTGCCGCTCGAAGACGAGCCCGCGTTGCTGACCGACCAGAAGCTGGTCGATGCGCCGCCGGCAAAGGCGGGCCTGGCGCGCGATGGGTCCGATGGCAGCGTCCCGGCCGACCAAGAGCCGCCGATGCGAGAGCCGGGCGAAGACTAGAACTACCGGGAGGCATCATCGCGACGACAGCGGCCGGCCCGCGACCGTCGCAGCAAGCGGGGCGACAATGGTTGACCGCTCCCGCGAGCGGAGCCGCAAGCGGCTAATCCAGGTGCCACAACAGCTCGAGCTGGGCGAGCCCCGATAGACCCAGCCCCGGCCCGCGCCGTCCTCGTGACGGCGCGGCCACCGGGTTTTTGCACGCAACGGAGGTCAGATGTCTACCAAACAATTGCGCGATCGCTACGAGGCGGCGATGCACGCCGTTCAGTCCGGTATCGCCCACCTGATTCGAATCGTTCAGTGGCCGCACGTGACCCATCGTGTGCCCGTCGACGAAGTGGGCGAGTTCTTCGAATCGAATGGGACTACGCGGGTTCCCAAGGAGTGCACATTGAAGCATCTCCGCACGGGGATCAATTCGGCGATGGTCGACACCGCCGCCTTAACATCGCTCTTGATCGACAAGGGTGTCATCACGGAGGAGGAATTCTTTACGTCGCTGGCGAAGGCCGCCGAGCGCGAACGCGGACTGTACGAGCAGCGCTTGTCGACCATCACCGGCGCGAAGGTGACGTTAGGATGAGGCGCGTCCTCTTCTTCGATGTCGAAACGACCGGTGTGGACCCGCAGGTGGACCACGTCATCGAGGCGGCCGGCGTACTCTGGTCGGTCGAGCACACCGCGATGGTGGCCGCCTTCTCCTTCGTCGTCCGTCCCGACATGCCGACGGTTGCCAACCCCGCAGAGCGCATCAATCGGATCTCCCCGGCCCTGCTAGACCGCTGCGGGGTCACGCCGTCGCTGGCGTGGGAGCGTATCGGAGCGTGGTTCGGTCGCGCCGATGCCGTCGTCGCATACAACGCCGGGTTCGATCGTTCGTTCGTCGAGCGGCACGTCGAACACCGGCCCACTTGGATTTGCGCGCTCGAGGACATCGACTGGCCGCTCGCTCCTGGTGGCGGCAAGCTCGTAGAGATCCTTCTGGCCCACGGGTTGGGGGTGTCTCACGCGCACCGCGCGTTGACCGACGCGATGAATATCGCGCGCCTGGTCGAGCGCGTTGCCGAGATGGGGACCGCGCCGGCGGACCTATTCGCTCGAGCGATGCGTCCGAAGAAGATCTACAAGGCGCTCATCCCCCGGTCCAAGAACCACCTGGCGAAGGCCGCCATGTTCCGGTGGAACCCCGAGCGCACGATGTGGTGGCGACGCATCGCGCCGGATGATCTGGACGCGCTCCAGCTCCCATTCGGCGTGGTGGAGGTGACCGATGCCCCGCCGTAGGCTCACCGACGAAGACGTCGAGAAGATTCGTGAGCGCCTCGACGACGCCATGATGGCGGTTCCCCACCTAGCACATCACGTTCGGCTGAACCCGTTGTCACGCAAGCACCGTGGCAACGCGCTCGCGAAGGCGCGGAGGCGCAAGAAGACATGAAGCTCACCACCGAGCAGCGAACGCTGATCCACCACCTGCGCGACCACCATCGCGTCGGGCCAAACGTCGACATCCACATTACGACGCCGGACTTCGCTCCGGACTTCGATATTGCGTCGTGGCTGCCGGATGATTGGATGACCTGGCACGGCCGCGATCACCGGTCTACACACAGCCACCACCGACGCGCGCGCGGTGCTCCATGAAGCTCACCGCCGAGCAGCGCGCTTACATCCGATTCGCACGAGACACCGGGCTAGTCGCCGGTGATGTCGATGTGCACATGCAGCCGAACGCCCCGCTCGGCATGTGCGACTGGTGGCCCAGCGACAGACACCGCATGACCCACGCCTTCGACCGAAAGCTGTTCCGGACGGTAAAGACGGTCGCCGAACAGTACGGTGGCGGGTCGTGAAGCTCACGCCAGATCAGCGCGCCTGGATTCGATACTTGCGCGACCAGTTTGGCTCTTCTGGCGCGCTTGATATTCACGTCACCGTCCACCTTCCGGGCCCCGGATACGATTGGGTGCCGTGGGGCAATCTCGACCACCGGTCCGCGCACGACCGCACCGCTCCGCGAAAGCACGATGACGAAGAAGCTGACGTCTGAGCTGGTGGCCAAGCCGACCCACGACCTGCTCGAGATTGCGCGGCGCGCGGTGTCGGTGGACGAGGACGGCAACATGCACGTGGACGCAGCCGGCGCCGCCGCGCTGGGAGACGCGTCGCTCGAGATCGGCTGGCACGACGACCGCGTGATGGCGCTGGTGCTAGACCAAAACCTAGACCTGGATGTCACCGATGACCGCTCGGTGTGGGGATGGGAGGTCGTTTGGCAGCGTGAGCGCATCGCCGCCGCTAACGAGCCGGCGACGGCCCAGCGCTTCATCGGATGTCGAACGTGGGCCCGGGCCGCGTATGCCGTCCTGCTTCTGTCGGACTGGCCGGCATCGACCTACCGAGGCGTGGGTCTGCACGACATGGTACGGGCAAGCCGTGCGATCGCAGGTAGTCCGCCGACGTTCTGGACGCGATCGCCTTTGCCGCTGATACGCACTTGGGCGTGGCGCCTTGAGGAGGCGTACCTGCGTCACGCGCAGGAGACCAGCCTCACCGGGCTTGAACCCGTCGAACCGGTTCCGGGTACGTATATCGAGATAAACTTCCCGGCGCCGACCGGCGCCAAAGCGCATCTACACGTTTCACCATCAACACCTAGCAAGAAGAAGAGAACACCATGACCGCAGACAACCGATTCAGCGCCCGCCGCCTTTATGACGTTTACCAGGTCACGATCGCCTTTCGCGACCGCCTTTGCGGAGGCAAGCCGGCGAACGACGAGCTGCTCGCCGACCACATCCGACGCACGACGGGGCACGACGACGAGCTGACCAAGCGACAGATTGAGGATGCGCAAGCGAAGCTCCCAGACCTGGACGGATTGCAGGAGATCGAGGAGCAGAAGCTGGAGAAGTCGCGCACGCGCTTCTTGTCCGATGAGAAAGGGCTCTACATCGACACGTACCAAGTGAAGGCGATGTTCCGCCAGAGCGCGTCGATGCTCGGCATCTACAAGAAGCGTATCGGCACTAAGAACATGTGCGCGGAGGGAGCAGAGATCAAAGGCCCCGACCACGAAGCGCGCCTGTACCTGGGTAAGAAGGAGCCAGACGGCACCGAGGAAAGCGTGGTGCACGCGATGACCCCCAAGGGTCCCATCTCCGGCATCAAGCACGTTGACTACGTCGAGCGCGCGAAGCTCTCGTTCGAGATCTGGGTGCTCAAGACGGAATCTGGCGAGAAGCGCCACATCGGCGAAAAGGACGTCGTCGAGATCTTGACCTTCGCGCAGGAGAACGGCCTTGGCGCCGATCGCGCGCGCGGCATGGGCAAGTTTGACGTCGTCGAATTCAAGAAGGCGTGACCGTGCGAGGACCGTGCGCCCGCCCCCCTCGAGTAAACAGCTCCTGGACCGCAGACATCTCTCGGTGGGACGGCGGTGGATGCCTACGCATGGCCACGACGTTCCGCATCTTCCGCAACGAGCGCCTCCTCCGCAGCTACGAGCGGCGCTCGCGTCGTGCAGCCGAAGGGCGGGTGGTGCCTTGAGAGGACCGTGCGAGATGCTACCGCGAATCGACCCTCTCTGGAGCCGCGAGCGGATTCGCGGCACGGCCGTGGTTTGCCAATTCAACCCCACCCATTACCGCATCTTCCGCAACCGCCGCCTGCTGCTCTCGTACGAGAGCCGCTCGCGGCGCGCGGCCGAGAAGCAATCTTCCACAACCGATCCGTAGCGACTGGCCGGCCCGTCCCGTGCCCGGCCCGACCTGGCCCGACCAACGCGACGATCCCCGCCCCGCCTGCCCGACCCAACGCGACGAACCGATCCTCTCCCGGCCGCGCCCAACCATTCCACCCCACCGCGACGTTCCCGCCCGAGCCCAGCTACCCCGGTTCAACGCGACGAACCGCGCCAAACCCGTCCGACGCGACTACCCGTGCCGTGCCAGCCCATCCCACCGCGACTATCCGTGCCGATCCGACCCATCGCGACGTGCCAAGCCTGGCCTGGCCCGGCCCACCCGCGCCACTCCACCGCGACGGCCCACGCCCGACCGGTCCGCCCCGCCCCACCGCGACGCCCCGAACCCCGCCAAGCCGACCCGCCGCGACTTACCCGTCCCTCCCTCGCCACGCCACCGCGACCTGCCTCGTCATGCCTCGTCACCCCACCGCGACATGCCATCTCGACCCGAGCCGTGCCGCACCCGCGCGACGAGCCATCGTCTTCCCAACCAGCGCGACCACCCTACCCGAGCCGTGCCGACCCACCGCGACTAACCCCTCCCAATCGGATCAGACCGCACCAACGCGACTATCCCCGTCACGCCCGTCCTGCGCGACGAACCCTGCCGTCCCATGCCCGTCCAACCCGAACCCGCGCGACGAGCCCTGCCGCCCCACCCCCACCCGGTCCTGCGCGACGAGCCAAGCCCTGCCGCGCCACGCCTAGCCGCCGCGACGGGCCAAACCACCCCGACCCGCCCCGACGCGACAACCCTCGCCACCCCGAGCCCGCGCGACGTGCCCAGTCCTCCCGCGCCCAAGCGACAAGCCACGCCTCACCGCTGCGCTCCGACGCGACTAGCCCGAGTACGCCAAACCAGCGCGACAAGCCCACCCGTGCCCAGCCGACCCACCGCGACATCCCCACCCGTTCCGGCCCACGGCGACCTGCCGTGCTCAACCCGACCACCAACCCACCGCGACAAGGCACCCCCCGCCACCGCATTCCCGCCCACCGCGACTTCCCACGCCGCTCTGCACCTGTTCCGCGACAGACCATGCCGCCCCGCGCCTCCCCACCGCGACCTGCCATCCCCTCCCCTCCTGACCACGCGCGACCTGCCCAGCCGATCCAATCCCCCGCGACATGCCCGGCCTTGCCACACCATCGCGACAAGCCAAGCCTGGCCGCGCCGGACCGAACCCACGCGACGAGCCATGCCGTCTCCATCCCCACCTACCCACCGCGACCATCCCTCCCGCGCCGACCCGATCCGCCGCGACTGGCCAATTCCGTCCACCCCACGCCCCGACCACCGCGACCAACCCCACCGCTCCACTCCTCTCCGCCGCGACCTGCCACGCCACCCCATCCCGTCCCGATCCAGCCCAACGCGACAAGCCTACCCGAACCGTCCCGACCCCATCCGACGCGACAAGCCATGTCAACCCGACGTCCTCCCGAGCCATCGCGACAAGTCCAGCCGAGCCACACCACACCGTCGCGACAAGGCCAGCCACCCCCACGCCATGACAACCGCCGCCGCCGCGACAAGCCACACCGCTCCACCACACCCCCGATGCCGCCAAACCAAAGGCATCGGCAGCCGGCGGCACACCCCGCCGCACGCCCGCCGCACACTCGACCGATACTGGATGCGGTGGTGGCGTGAGCTGGCACGCGCGCCATCACCGGCACGATCGCTACCGTACTAGGACACGCGTGGGGGCACGGTTCGGCCAATGGCAGATCGTGGCCAGGCTGCCGACAGATCCACACTACGGCCAACGCGTACGCGCGGCGTGCGTTGTCTGCGGCGTAACAAGGGACTGGATCTTGGCGGCGCTCAAGCGCCAGCGACGACACCCGCAAAAACACCGGGGTTGCGGACAATCGACCAGAACGATCAAGAATCTTTCGCCAGGGGGTTGCGTTAGCGGCAAGTCGCGGCTATTCCTGTCCGTGCCCCGCAGTGGGGCCTGTAACGGGAGATACAGACCATGAGCGCAAACGACAGCATTCTCGGCACCGCGATCGCAACCGTCACCTACGCCGACGAGACCGTGGTGGTCCCGGCCGACGCCTGGGAAGCGGCGGTGGACGCGCTGCTCGCGAAGCACGGCCCCTTCTACGGCGACCCCGCCATCACCGTGACGGATGCGCCGGCGCCTGCCGAAGAGCCCGCGGCCGAAGCCGTGACCATCCCGGCGCCCAAGCCGGTTCGCCACGCCCCGACCCCGACCGCGCGCCGCATCAAGCGTGGCCGCAACGGCCGCGTCCGCTCCATCGTCCGCGACGCGGACCCGAGCGAGCTGGAATGGGACCCCGAGCTGGTCCAGCTCCTCTCGGCGCCCATCGACGGCGAAGATGAAGAGACGAACGAAGACGACGTGGACGGCCACGCGGTCGCCGGCGGCATGCACGCAATCGTCCGCCGCGGATTCCGCCGCGACCCATTCGGCGTCGTCGGCACATCGAAGACGCAATACGTGCCGGTCAGCCACCGCCGCACCATCGAGAACATCAAGGCCGCCTGCGGCGACGTCGTCACCCAGGACGGCCCGGCGCGAATCGACGGTGTCGGCGCCCATGTCGTTCACCACTTCAACATCACCCACCTTGCCGGCGCCGAAGTGTGCGGCGTGACGGTCGGCAGCAAGCTCACGGTGGTGCACGACAACACCGGCTCGGGCTCCACCGGCTCCAGCCTTCAGGTCACGATCGATGGTTTGCCATGCGGGACCATCTACCGGTCGCGCGGCGTGCACGTCGCGTCGGCGCCCGAGCGCTGGCAAGGCACCGTCTCCGCGCACGTTGAGCGCGCGGTCCTCGCCCAGGACGCGCTCCGCGACATCGTGCAGGCCCTTGCCGGCATGGCTTGGACGAAGGCCTGGGACGCTTTCTTCGCGAAGCACGGCATGCGCGTGATGCTTCGAATCGAAGACAACAACTACGGCGAATATTCGATGCTGGACGCGGTCCGCCGCTGGCACCAGCCGACCACCGGCGACATGTCCTGGTCGCGCTTCGCCCGCTCGCTTGAGGACGACATGCTGCGTATGGTGTGCCGAATCCTCCCGGCATCGTACGGAAACAATCTCGACGCAGCGCTCGGGTACCGCTACGTCGAAGGCACCCCGTACACCGGTCGCTTTGGCCGCGCGCCGCACATCGCGGCGCTCAAGGCGACGGCCGAGCAGCAGGCCGCTTGATCCCACCCGGGGCTTCGGCCCCGGCCCCCAGCCCGCTAGACGCGGACTCCCGCTGCGTTTGGTGGGTTGGGTGCCGGGGTCGATGCACCAAACGACCACGAACAGAAAGGCATGTGACATGAAGTCAAAAGTACGAATCGAGCGGCGCTACGACGAGGCGGAGATCCGCGTCTATGCGACGCGTTGGGTTGTGTGCCGCTGAGCATTGGCCGTGCGGCGCCAACCCCGAACATCAACTCGCTCACGTTCGAATTCTTTGTCGACCGGAAGACGCAGATAAAGTGATGGCCAGACCGATCGAACTACCTAAGCCGTGGTGTGACCTTGCTGCGCGTCTCGGCGGCGTGGCCTTGATGGCTGAGCACTTGGGCGTGGACTGCTCCACGGTCCAACGCTGGGCCCGTGGCGCTCATCGACCGAACCGACCGACGACGCGCTACATCGAGAGCGTGTTTGCGGCGCACGGTCTACCGGCGCCCCGATGGGGTGCGACGTGAACGAGCACGACGACGCGCTCAGGCGCATCCTTCGGCCGCTT